TTTAGTGACTTAATTGTTGAAACAAGTTCACTCACTGCCTCTGTTACTGAAACCTTAATTTCGTCAACAGCTTTTACAAGCTCAGAATCAGCTGAATCTGTTTCAACAACAGACTTTTCAACTTCAACGTCATCGGAAGCTTCTTCTGCAATTTCTTCTGCAGGTGCTTCTTCTGGATCAGCAGACTTAACTACTGTTTCCTCAACAGCGTCAACTGCGTCAACTGACTTTTCTACGGTTTCTTCGGCAGGAGCTTCAGCAACAACTTCTTCAGTTGCAACTTCTTCAACGGTCTCTTCTACTACTGTATTATCTTCTGACACGTTGTTCTCCTCCTCTATATTGTTTTTAACAATTGACGCATTGTTGTCAATCGCTGATTCAAGCGTTTCGCCTGAAGTTTGTGGGGTTTCGGAAACATCTTCAGATTTAGCAAGGTCTGTAGAACCAATAAACTTATTTAAAATTGATTTAACTGTCATAGCTTTTTCTGTATCCTTTGTCTCAACAAAACCAATATTTTTCATACTGACTTCACATGATGGGCAACTTGAATCATCAACTTCTGAAAGTCTGACGATACCGTCATTCTCACACCAGTAGACATTTTCAAGATCTGCTTTTGCAATTATACCATCTATTTGTTCATCCTTGTTAATTTTTTGAATTGACACGACATTTGCAAATTGATTTGCTGGATTGTCTACCAAAGATAGTTCATGAAGTTCATAGTCTTTGACAACTCTAATAGATTTGGCAACATTTTCATCGTAGGTGTCTTCTGAATCTTTTATAACTCCACCGATTGAAAAACCTGAAAGAGTGCCATCAAGAACTTTTTCCCAAGTATCCTGAGCACCCTTAGAAATATATGCGTCTACATAAACGCCATTGTAAAGTCTATCTGTGGACTTATCAAAAAACTTTTCTTGTCTAAAATTAATAACCTTGCCAACTGCAATAGCCTGATGCATTTCTCTTAGGTTGCCACGGAATGTTTCAAAGGCTTTTATACTAACATCAGTAGGAACAATGTCTGCTTGCTTGTCAATGTTATCAAGCGTAGCAAATCCAGAAACGATTCTACGCTCTACATCTACTTTAGCGATTGGCATTGATAACTTTATATCATCGTTATCTGATGTCCAATAAGCCTTGCTTAAATTAGTCATGTTATTCCTATTATATATGTATTTTTTATATATTTATAATATTGTTATATTATACTGCTGATCTTCCTTCGCCACCAGGATTTCTTCCTGTTGTGGTTGCAGTTGAATCAGATGCTTGATCAGTTCTTTGCTGATCTCTTTGTCTTGTTCCAGCCATTTGAGCATTTTGCTCTGCACGTTGTTGAGGGGTCATAACTACTGGAGTGTCTCCTTGTGGAACTACTGGGAGTCCAAGTCTTGGTCTAATATCATTTGGAACAACAACTTGTGCTCTTAGATATCTTTCATCAATTTGACTTTGAGTATTTTCATCAGTCAAAGTTAGTTCATTAAACTTTAGTAAAAGAATGTCTGTCTTTTCTTTAATAAGTTTATTGATTGTTTTTTCTAAATTCTTTTGGGCTGGTCTTGCTACCTGTTCTTTAAATGTTCTGTCTGAAACAAGTGCAGAGGCAATTGAACTACCAGGATCTGATCCAACTTTTGAAATTGGAACTTGATGTGCCATAAGAATGTCATGAACATTTGAAGTTCTATATTTATCAAATGATCCTTCTTGAATTCCATTTTCAACTGGCTCCATTTTAAATTCAACTTTGTTATCAGGACCATCTCCAGGAAGTGGGATGTAAAGGGTTCTGTGATTTTGTCCACGAAGACCAGACTGTAAGAATCTAAACAACTTATCTTCTGCCTCTGAACTTAGCTTCGCACCCTTTAGTGTAACAATGTATCTTGGCACTGCTTTGTTCTCAAAATAATCAATATTGTATCTTGCAGCAAGCTGGTCTCCAACTACTGAGGTTGCAGCAGACACAACATCTGGAACTCCATAATAAGTATTCTTTGGACTGTATTTTTTAATATGAATAAGCTCATTTGGTCTTTGGTCTGTTGTAACTGGATTTACTGTTTTTTTATCTTGAAAGTTCTTAAAGAAAACAACTCTTTGATTTACAATCTGAACATAACCATCACGCATACGTCTTACACGAACTGTTGTTGCAGGGATGTGACCGATATAGCCAATTTCTCCAGTATTCTTTCTTCCAATTTCAATGTATCCATTTCCAGTTGCTTCATAGTCTGTCATTGCTTTTTCAAGGACGTGGGTAAAAGTATCTTCATCATTTAATTCTTCAAGCCAATTGCTTAATTCAGACTTAGCTCTTTCAACTTTTCTCTGGGCTCTAACTCTTTGATTAACATCTTCAATCTCTTCTATTCTTGCCTTAACAATGTCAGACATTATAAAGCCATATCCAAGACCCACTGTATTTGCAACTTTTGCATTGATTGCAGCATGGTTTGCAAAAGAATTGTCAAAAAAGAATGCTAACTCGTCAAGATTGTAAGGTGGAAGAACCACATCAAAAAGACCGTAGGCTGTAGTTACATCTTGTTCTGGGAATAACTGCTTAGACTTTGTACCATCTTGACCAGTATAAGCTTTATTCATCCTTGTAATTCTTCTCTTAAAGTTTGCATCTATTCCGTCAAAACTTTTTACAAGATCTGCTTCAGTCATAAAGTCATCTGTTTTATTTGCAGATGGCTTATTCTTATCTAAATTGTCAATTCTTGCAATAACCTCATTAGTCATTTCCATGTTTTTGTAGCCCCTTTGCAGCATCAGCAAAAGCACCAGTGTCAAATTCACTTGGTATATAGCCTTGCTTCATTCTGTCAATTTGAACAGAATGTTCTTCTTCTGTAATCCTTGTAACTCCTGGCATAAATACTGCCTTGCCTGGACCAGCTCCGTAATGTGCTGCAGCTTGTGTAATTCTATTAATAGCAGTTAAATCATATTTTCTAGCTGGAATGTTCATAAAGCTTCCATTTCCATCTCCAAATACTCTACCTGTTTCTGTTTTCCAAACATACAGACCATATTCAGCATCGTTTTCAACGTAGCTTACTTTTGGCTTGTTTGGTAATTTTTGCAATCCTTCTAGATAATCCATGACAATATTGTACCATAAATTATGGCTTAAATCAAAAATTCATCCCAAGTAATGTCATTTATTATTACAATAGAGTCTTGAGTAACATTAATGATGCTATTATCGTCAGCAATTCCAGAAGATATTCCTGCATAGGTATTAAATATTTCTTCTCCATTTAAGGAAAGAACAGTAACTTCAAGAGATTGTTGGTCCAACGCCTGTGTCCATGTTGCAGAAGCAGACCAGTAATCCCACTCTTCATCATCAACAACATTCCATTCATCGTAAGTAATAAGCTCTTGCTTGATAGGATTTAACTCCATGAAGCTTGCAACATTGTCTACCTTTACTCCAGAGTATATTTCAATTTCTCCAATAATTCCATCTAAAGGTATTGAATTTTCCTGCAAAGATATTGCAATGTAATTCCAGGACAGGGGCTCGATTACTATATCGTTTACAAGCTTTCCATTTAAAAAGAATTTTGCAGTAGTAAACTCTGCACCAGTATTAGAATCAAAGATGTATAGAAAAGCTCTTTTACCATCATCTTCAGGATCTAGGATAATGTCATAAGAATTGTCAGAGCTAAATATTTTTCCAATTTTTCTTCTTTCAGTAAATATCTTAGACTCGTTGTACATTAAAAACATTTGTAATCCAACAACTTCTTGGCTATTTTTTAAAGTTTCATTTATTGGAATAGCAACTCCTTTTACTAGATTTTCATCTATATCTGGTAAAATTTCTATACCAGAATCTCCAGAAAGATACAGGTACGGGGAAGATTCGGTATCAATAATAACTGGAACTTTTCTTTTATAAACATACTGGTCTTCGTTTTTAACTATTGGATAAAATTTTCCTGCAGCAGGGGTATTAATTGAATAAAACTTTCCTTCATCAAAAGATAGTGCAGCCATTCCCATATTTTTAATATTTACATTTTCTGTATAAACACCTTTAGAAGAAATTTCAATATGAATAGTTATGTAATAGTTTGTAAAACCAGATATGTCTTTTGGTGGATAAATCACTGTTCCATCGTTAATTTTGTACTTTGTATTTTCTGAAGAAGTTATTTCTCCTAAATCTAAAATTCTATTCATTCCAATGTTTTCTATATTTGTAAATTGAGTGTAAACTACTTGTCCAAGCTCAACTATGTTTTGTAGTGTAACGTAAACTTTTGTAGACAAAGAATCTTGATAACTTGAAGAGTATTCATTGTATTTTGAAAATATTGAACTTGGTGTATCAATATTAAACTGTAATAAATCTAAGTCATATTTTAACTTGCCATTAGCCTGAGTTATATATTTTCCAAAATATGATAGTGGTATTGAATTTTCCCAGTATCCTGAGACTCCTACATCTAAAACTATTGAGGTATTTGTTTCTTTTGGCAATAAGGTATAGGATCCGATATAGTCATAAAGTTCTGTATTAAAATTTTTAATTGCAATGCCAGAAGAATTAAATATTGCAGACCCATCTTTATCTGTAAAGAAGTCATTATTTATTGTTAAAGAAAATATTTTTCCGAGGAAGGTTTGCTGTTCGTTACCTGCAAAATTTAAAGAAAGGGATTCTGGTCTTGAGAAAAATGATCCAACGGTTGAGTAGTAGGTTTGCTCAATTTTATTAAAATCAATTCCAACTGCAAAATAAGAACTTGCACCAATAACTTCTGAATTTAATATTGTTTCATTATAGATATATTGAATGCTTCCAGAGTTTATTGCTACTTCAAATATATTTCCATCAAAATTATTTGAAATATAAATCAAAGACTGCCTAGTTGATACATCACTTGAAGATTTAAGTATTGAGTGTATAGATCTTGCTTCATAGCTTGTTTGATTTAATTTTGAAAAATAAATTGTTCCATAGGAGTCGTTTGTTATATATGAACTATTTGGATCCATAGATATGTATGGATACTCTTCATCCTGAATTGTGTAATTTTGTTCATAAAATCCTGAAGTTATTAAGGATTTTTGATAATCTATTAGATCCGAACCATTATTAAATATAACTTCTGGCAACTGATATTGTGGCAAGGTAATTCCTTTATCACTAGCTACAATATTATTATAAAATCCATCATTCCACTTGCTTCTGTCTGGATATCTAACTGTAGAACTGTATCCAGAAAATGGGAAGTCTATATATGAAAGATTTCCATTCTTTGCTGCAATAATATTTTCTTGTTCTTGAACTCCTTGTCCAAACACATATCTTTTCTTTGCAACCTGCTCTGCAACAACATATGGGAATATTGAAAAAGAATCTATTTCAAAAAGATTTATATATTCATTTGTATAAAATCCTAAGAAGTCTTCACTCTCTGTTGGAAAAGTTGAAATCTGTAAAGATTCAATTGGAATTGATACGACCTTTTCTCCATTTATCATTAAGAAAATTTCATTTGGACTTTGACAAAAATGAACAAGCATTGGTCTATACCATTTTCCAATAAAATAAGACTTAGTATTACTTCCAACATTTATAGTTATAAAATCTCTATCAATATATATTCCATCTTTTGATGTAAGTGGTCCAAAAATTCTTGTTTTTTTAGTTACTTCGGGACTAATTCTTAACCAAAATTCTGTTGTAAGTGTTTTATTATATCCATACTGATTTAAAAATCCTTTTCCAGGAAATACTATTGATGGGAAATTATAATACTGGTCTTCTGTTAAGTACAAATACTCAAAAGCCCCTCCTCCATCTATATACTCTAAGTAAGCTGCAGAAGAAGACCCTCCATCAATAGTCATTGGATCTAAAGAAGATCCGTCAATTGTTTCTGTTAAAACTATTCCATCTTTATTTAAATTAATATTTCCAGAAGATCCATACACCATTGGAACACCAGAAAGTTTTGCAAAAAGAGAATTACTCAAACATGTAATGTAACCATTGTCTGAAACATCATTAATACCATACGAATCTAAGACAGTACATTTTATTGATTCAGGAAAATCTATTAAAGAGCTAATATTGTTTGGTAATGCAATCAAGGATGCACTAGATACTCCAGTACTTATTGAATTATAGGGTTCAGACCATTGTCCAAAAGATACTCCATTGAAATAAACAGAAGATTCTTCCTCATTAGGATCAACATCAGGATCGAATACGACTCTTATAAAAATAGAAAAACTTTCTCCCGATGCAGATTCTGTATGAGAAATTTTTTCCCAGTTATTTGTTTTTAAGAATGAATACCTTGTATAAAACTCTTGCCCATCTATCAAAAAACCTATGTCTGTATATAATATAGAAGTTTGCTCAGGGATATAAATATAGTTAGAGACACACACGCTACCCTTATTTGGATCAAGTTCTACATAAGATACAGAAGAAGATAAAGAAACTACAAACTCTGTTGTTGCTGCTGAAGCTGTAGCAAGATATATTTTATTTACATCTAGGTCATCAAAAGGATATCCAGACAATGTAAAAACTGCAGAAGAGCTAACTGCATTATCAAAGTCCCAATAAGAACTTGTCACTTCTTTTTCTTCTTCTGATATTAAAGAAACAAAATAATTTGCTTCATCCATAGCCCACAAAGCGACTGGGTGCTCTGCATAAACTCTTGAAGCATAAAGATTTGAACGTGTGTAGGACATGAATTACCTCTACCCTATTTTATCATAGAGGCTACTTTGTAATGTCTACAATTTCACATGCTCCAGCAACACAAGATAGCTCCTGGCTACCAGTTGTTCCGTCTGTTGTTTCATAAAGAGAAAGCATATCCCAACGAATTGAGTCAGGCATCTTGCTTACCCAAGATTCATACTCTTCTTTTGAAATTTCTTGATAAGGTGCTTGCTTATATGAATGCTCTACAGACGGAAGAAAAGATACTCCACCAATTGAGTCAAAGTTGTCAAACACCCAAGCACCAACACGCATCCACTCATCTTCTTCAACATTGACTGTAACACTTGGATTATGCTCTGTCCAATGAGTTCTATATGTTTTCCACATTTCAAGATGATCAATTGCAGTTAAGTCTTTAGTTAGAACTGCATTCTTTGGAGCCTTTATTGGAAAATAAAACACTGTTGTAACTTCTGGCTTCATTACATCTGCTTCAAAAGGAATTCCAGAATCTTTCAA